GTGCCGCGCCGGCACGCTGATGAACTGGTGCAGCGGAATCTGGCATCTCTCGAACCGCTGAAGGAGTGAGGGTATGTCGGTCATCAGCTTGACCATCGCCCGTCATCACCTTCGTGATCCAGACGATGATGACGAGTATCTTGAGCTCCTGATTGAGGCTGCAGAAGGGCAGGCGATGGACTATCTGGGCCGCCGCTTTTACGCCGACCAAGAAGCGCTGGATGTTGCGGTAGCTGTGGGTGATGCCGGCGAGCGCCCGATGGTCAGCAACAAGCAGATCAGCGCTGCCTGCTTGCTGATCCTCGGCCATCTTTATGCGAACCGCGAGGACGTTGTGATTGGCACCATTGCCACCGAGCTACCGAAAGGCTCGGTGGCTCTGCTGACCCCGCATCGGATTGGGTGGGGTATATGAGGGCCGGTCCGTTGCGTCATCGGCTGCAGGTGGCTCATAGGCATGAGGAGAGGAACAAATCAGGTGGCGCCACAGTGACCTGGCTGCCTGCTACTCGCCCTGAAATGTGGGGAGAGGTTCGAACTCCAAGCGGTCGGGTCACAGCTGTTGCTGAAAAACTGAATGCTGTTTTGACAGCGGAAATCATCGGCAGGCCGCGCTCAGACATCGTTGCAGGATCTCGGCTCACGCGACGCGGAGTTACTTATCAGGTCGAGGCCGTTCTGCCAGACAACGACAACACCCTGATGAGGCTGTTGTGCTCATCAGTCCCCAACCCATGAGGTGAACTATGAAGATTCGAGCACTGGGCCCGCTGACGGGCGCATCTGGTGAGCGTGAAAAGGGCGAGGAGTTCGAGGTAACCAAGGAGCACGGCGAAGGCCTCATTGCCCGGGGTTACGCCGAAGCCGTTACCGAGACGGCTGCCAAGCCCGTGAAGGCCGACCCAGGCAAGGAGTAGGCCATGCCGCGCCGGTCGAGCATCCGTGGCGATATCCGGCTGCGCCGGACGCTACGCAATATCCACAAGACGATGGACAACGAGCTGCAGCCGGCGATGCTCAAGGCTGCCAACCACATCCTGGATACGCAGCGTCAGCTGATACCGAAGGACACCGGTGCTGCCGCCGCTGCGCTCAAGGTCTACGTTTCGCCGAGTGGCCTGGACGCGCAGATCGGCATACGCGGCAAGCGCGATAACCGGCGGTTCTTCTACCTGCGCTTCATCGAGTACGGGACCAAGGGTTACACCGGCGGCACAGGGGCGGGCAGTCGCAACCGGCGCGACACCAACAAGAGCGACGGGGAAAACTTTTTCGGCAAACACCCGGACATCCCGGCCAGGCCGGCGCATCCGTGGTTACGTCCATCCATGCAGGTAAACCGGGAATACGTCCTGGCTGATATCGAAGCCGCCGTGCGCCGTACCCTGCGCAAGGCAAGCCAGGGAGTAGGAAATGGCTGATCCATCGCTGGCCCTGCAGGAGGCCATCTTCGCCAGGCTTCAGGCTGAGGTCAGTTGCCCGGTCTACGACGGGGCGCCACTCAACGCGGATATGCCGTACGTGTCCATCGACCGTGAGATATCGGTCAATAGCACTCCGATCTCCGGCCGCAAGCGTGAAACGCGCCTGCTGTACTTGTCCGTCTGGTCCGATGCCGTCGGACAGGCTGAGGTCAAGCGCATCAACGGAGAGGTTATCGCTGCCCTGGACGAGCGACGGCTGCCGCTGGAGGTTGGTCGCGCTGTTTCCGTTCGGGTCGAGCAGGCGGACGCACAGCGTGACGCCGATGGCATCACGTACCAGGGTTCGATCACCGTCCGCGTGATCACTACCCACTGAATCACCCACCGGCCGCGCCGCGGCTTTTATCCAATGTGCCTTTGGAGGAACCCCCATGGCCGAAGACAACCTCAACACAGCCGCCGGCTGCCGCCTTGCCATTGGCGGCAAGACCGGCGCCGATAGTGAAACCGAGTACAAAGCTGACACCTATGTCCAGGTGGGTGAGATCGAAGATCTGGGCGAGTTTGGCGACACCTTCAGCGCCGTTAACTTCACTGCCCTGAGCGATGGCCGCGTGCGCAAATACAAGGGCACCGCCGACGCGGGCAACATGACCCTGACGGTGGGCCTGGACAGCGGCGATGCCGGTCAGAAAGCTGTAGCAGTGGCACACAAGGATCGCTCGAAGGGTAATTACAACGTCAAGGTCACGCTCAACGATGGCGACCCAGACGCGGCCACTCCGATTTTGCCTACCACCTTCTATTTCGGCGTTAAGGTCATGAATAACACGGTGCCCCGGGTGCGGCCGACAACGTGGTGCGTCGCAACATGACGTTTGCAATCAACACCGACATCATCGAAATCCCAGCCGGCCCGGCTGCCCCTTGATCGACGGGGCCTGTGCCCCGTTATTTTCAGCGAGATACCCTATGAGCGAAGCCTTGCACGGCACCGTCACGCTGGTGATCGGCGGCCGCAGCTACACCCTGAAGCCCACGCTGGATGCAGCGCTGCGCATCGAGGCCCGTTTTGGCGGGCTGCGCGGCGCGCTGGAGGCCATGCGCCTCATGAGTATCGCCGCCTGTGCCGACATTGTTGTCGCTGGCGCCGACCTGAAGCCGGATCAGCACTCAGTCATCGCTGGTGAAGTGTTTCACACCGGCGTGGCCCAGGTGTCCGGCAAGCTGACCGAGTTCATCACCGTCCTGCTCAACCCGGTGCCACCGAGCGTGGCCGCCCGGGGAAAGGACGAGGCGGTCAGCACAGCGCAGTGAAAAACGGCAGCTACGTCGACTATCTGTTCGGCGTGGCCACCGGTTGGCTTGGCTGGCCGCCCGACACCGCGTGGCACACGCCCATCCCGCAAATCATGCTCGCCCTCGATGCTCGGCTCGATTGGACCGGGCGAGGGCAGGGCCAAGGCCTGGGGCAGGGCCCGGCGTCCGCGCCAAAGCGTGAAAGCGTTGCGGACAAGTTGAAGAGCTTCCTGCGAGGGCGGCCCAAACAGTAGACAGTGTGCCGCCTCCGGGCGGTTTTTTGTGCTTGGAGATTTGCATGGCCGACCAACAAGTCCAGGGAATGCTGGTCCAGATCGAGGCCACCACGGCACAACTGCGCCGCGAACTGGCCAGCGCTGACCAGGTGGTGGCGCGCACCACTCAGTCGATCGACCGTAACCTGGAGCAAGTCGACTCCGCGTTCGACAGCGCCGGGGTTGCCGCAGAGAAAGCCGGCGTGCTGATGCGTGGCGCCTTTGCTGCTGTCGCAGGTGCTGGACTGATTGGCAGCATCATTCAGCAGGTCGATGCCTACGGGCAGATGTCGGACCGCATGAAGGCCGCCGCCGGCAGCGCTGGCGAGTTCCAGACGGTGCAGGAACACCTGCTGCGCACCGCACAGGACACCTACCGGCCACTGGCTGAAGCGCAAGAGCTGTACATCCGCACTGCGGACGTCATGCGCAGCCTAGGGTTCAATACCCAGCAGACCCTCGATATCACCGACAGCTTCAGCTTCCTGCTGGTGACCAACGCCGCTGCCGCCGACAAGGCCGGCTCAGCCCTGGATGCCTACTCCAAGGCTCTGCAGACCGGCAAGGTCGAGGCGGATGGCTGGGTGTCCATTCAGGACGCCATGCCCACCATCGTCACAGCGATCGCCACCGCCACCGGCAAGAGCGCCGAGGAAATCCGCAAGCTTGGTGTACAGGGCAAGCTCTCGCTCGACGATATCAACACCGGCCTGCTGGATACTGTTGAGGCCAACCGCCAAGCCGCTGCCGATATGTCCACCAGCGTGCAGGATGCGATGGTGAACATCGGCAATGCCATTCAGAGCTTCTTGGGTGGCATGGAGGAGCAGACCGGCGCCGTTGCGGGGCTGTCGAGCATCCTCATCACCCTGGCCGACAACGTCGACCTGGTGGCCATAGCCATGGCCGGAGCTGGCGTCGCGGCGCTGACCAATTACGTGGCGAAATCCGGACTGGCTGTAAAGGCTGCCCTGGCCGACCGGGGAGCGCGTATCGCCCAGGCCGAGGCCGTGCTGCAGGCAGCGCTGGCCGATCAGCGTAAGGCTGAAACCGCGACCATCCTTGCGGCTCGTGAGGCTGCCGCGGCACGCGGCACGGCAGTACAGACGCAGATGTCGATTCAACTGGCCCAGGCCCGCCAGCGCGAGGCAGCTGCCACCGCCGCAGTAGCAACTGCCCAGGCTGGCCTGCGCACCGTGGGGGCCGGCCTGCTTGGCATTCTGGGCGGGCCCATGGGCCTGGCGTTACTGGCCGGCACGGCGGCGGCCAGCTTCCTGCTGCTGAGCAACAATGCCGATCAGGCGGGCGTCAGCCTGGATGACCTGCACAAACCTGTGGCGCAGCTGCGGGAGGAGTTCGCCAAGCTGAACAAAGACCAGCGTGAAGCATCGTTGGTCAAATGGCAGCAGGAGCAGGTCACCGCGACCGACAAGGTCAAGAATGCCTATGGCGATCTGGCGCAATCCATCCGCTCGGCTGTGGTCACCGCGCCGGCACGCGACTCGGGCGGCCAATACAACCGCCAGCTGGTCGAGTACCAATTGCTGGTGGATCGGCTCAACGAAGCGCGCGCGGCAGGCCAAGGGCTTTCGCCGATCCTTCAAGAAGTCGGTAACCGCCTGCAACTGCCGGCCGGCACTGTCCAGCAGTGGATCACCCAGGCGGGTGCAGTCAGCGATGCCGACCAGCGTTCAGGCCTGATTGCCGAAACGCTGCGGGTGCTCACCGGCGTTACCGAGCAAAACACGTCGGCCACCCAGGCCAACAACGCCGCGAAATCCGGCATGAGCTCGGCGGGACAGACCTACCTGGAAACGCTGCAGAAGCAGCTGGCTGGCCTCCAGGACAATGGCGATGCCACCAAGGCCGCCAACCGCTACATCGCGGAAAACGCCGACCTCACAGAGACCGATCGCCAGGCGATTCTTTCCGCGGCCAGCGCGATCGAGTCGCAGAAGAAGGCCAACAAGGATGCCACCGAAGGCACGAAGGACCGCACCAAGGCGCTGAAGGATGAGATCAAGGCCCTCGACGCGATAATCGACCGCGCGCTGCCGGAGAAAAAGCGGCTTGAGGATCTGGCGGAGGGCGTGCGCGGGCTGCGTAAGGCCCAGGCCGCCGGCAAGATCACCGCGGCCGAGATGGAACTCGGCATCAAGAATCTGAACACGGCCTACGCAGACCCTGTCTTGCAGAAGCGTGCAGAGGAGGAGAGGAAGCTTGCAGAAGTGCGCCGCAACAGCGCCGAGGCCTATCGCAAGGCGATGGAAGTGGTGCTGCAGACACGACAGGAGGCGATCAACGCGGACGTGGCCGGTGTCGGCATGGGCGACGACCAGCGCGAAGAGGCTGACCGGCTGAATGCGGTGCGGCAGAAGTATGCCGAAGCACGCCGTCAGCTGGAGGAACAGCAGGAAGACGTGTCACGCCGGCTCAGCCAGGACGCCTACCAGAAGCGGCTGGCGGACCTGGCCGACTACCAGGCGCGTGAGCTGCAGATGGAGGTCGACGGCTTCGAGGCCAGGCTCCAGGCGCAACGCGACTACCGCAACGGCGCCAAGCGTGCATGGGCCAACATCCAGGCCGATGCGGCGAACGTGGCCGGCGCAACCGACGACATGCTCACGACGGGCTTCAACACTGCCCGCGACGCCTT